CGCTATCACAAGCCGACCTCGACATCATGTACGCGCATCAGAATGCAGGGATGGCAACAGGTCCGGTCGGATGACTAACGGTTTTGGATCACGGGTCATGCCGCTCGATCAGGGCAGCAACCCACCTGTTGGCGAGCAGGGTAGCTTCAGCCAATGGGGCGGCAGTTACACGCCGCAGTGGGCCGTGCTCCAAGCCATGGATGAGCTGGAGACCAATCCGAAGCTCACATTCCCAGAAAGCATCTACACCTACCACGCGATGCGGACGGACCCGCAGATTCAGGGACTGCTTACAGGCGCCATCTGGCCACTGCTGCGGATGCAGTGGTATATCGACCCGAATGGCGCTAAGAAGGAGATTGTCGATAAGATCAGCACCGACTACAATCTGCCGGTGTACGACCCGGCCGCTCCGCCACCGGTGCCCGACCCGATCACCGGCGAGCTGCCGCCCAGCCCCTTCAAAACTTTCCAGAGGCGCCCTAGCCAGGGACGCTTCAACTTCCTTGAGCATCTAGAGACTGCCATGGAAGCAATCGCCTATGGCTTTGAAATCTTCGAGCAGGTGGGCTACATCGGGGACGATGGTCTTTGGCATCTCAAGAAGCTGGCGCTGCGCCCGGCGCAGACCATAACGGAGATTCACCTCGACCAAACCGGGGCCATCGAATACGTAACACAAGCGAACTTGATCGAGGAGCCACTGAGCATCGACCGCTTGGTGGTGTATCCTTTCCAAAAACGTGGCGCTAACTGGCATGGCCGCTCGTTGCTGCGCGGCTGTTACGCTCCTTGGCTCCTGAAGGATCGAGCCAGCAGGGTAGGAGTCATGAACATCCAGCGAGCGGGTGTAGGCGTTCCGGTCGCGCAAGGCCATCCTGGCGCCACACAGTCGGACCTTGAGGTTCTCAGCCAGATGGCGCAGAAGCTCATGGCCGGCGACCGATCAGGCGGGGCGATTCCGTATGGGGCGACACTCCGTCTGATCGGCGTCGAGGGCGGGCAGCCGGATACGGTCACGTTCATAAAGCTCATGAATGAGGAGATGGCTCGCTCCTTCTTCCAGATGTTCATGCAGCTGGGGCAGACCACGTCCGGCTCCCGCGCTCTCGGTGAAACCTTCGTTGAGTACCACAAGCTTGTGACGGAGTACCTCGCTGAATGGTTTACTATGATCTTCAACGAGCACGTGATCGAGGACGATGTTGACTGGAACTACGGACCCGATGAGGAGTTCGTACCACTACTCGCATGGAAATGGGACGATCAGACTAGCACGAATCCACAACAGCCAAAGAATCAGCCAGGGCAGCTACCGCAAGTTGAACCGCCGCACAGAGCGCAGAACCCTTCAGAGAATCTCCAAGAATCTGTTAGGAACGGATCGGTCCAAGTTGACCCAAAGACCAAAGCCGCAATCCTCAGCTAACTTCACCCGACAAACCGTGGCCGGTCGGGCGAGGCGCTCATCCAGCGGGCGGCGTTTGTTCACGGCGGCTCCTCCCTCCGTCAGTTCAACGTCGTCCGCAGGAGCGTCATGAAAAGCAACGATATCACAGTAGACATCGAGGCAGCGGTGTTGACGTCTAAGAAGCGCAAGAGCCTGCCAAGCTCAAGCTTTGTATTTCCGCAGGACAAGCGCTATCCTATCCACGACAGGGCGCACGCTGCCAACGCTTTGGCGCGAGCGAGTGGCAAGCCTGAGTACAGCAAGGTTCGCGCCGCTGTATGTAGACGTTACCCTGACCTACCAGCGTGCAAGCGTTCATGAAAAGCAACGAGATCAACGTAGACGTCAAAGCTGATATGGTTGTCAGCAATAACTACGCCATGCCGGGCAACAAATACCCAATTTCTACAAGGGCGGCAGCCAGAAGCTCGATGTCTAGTGCCAAGGGTAAGCCTGAATACGGCACTGTGGCGAAGGCCGCTTGTCGTAAGTTCCCTGACCTACCGGGATGCAGCGCCATTCAAAAATGAGCTTACAGATTGATCTTAGCGCGGGGCACCTTGAGGTTGGGCCTGAAGCCCGGCGCAAGCTCCGTGGGCTGATTCAGTACTACATGAAGAAGCCGCATCCCTTCACAGCCTGCGTCCGTGATAACACGAAGCGTTTTGGTCCAGAGGGCGCCAAGCGCGTGTGCGCTACGCTCAAGGACATCGGCGAAGGCGATAACACTCACTGGCGCAAGGGCGGGCGCACAAAGGCCGAGTGGGAATTCATCACGGCGATGGCTGTTGAGGCGCTAGAGGAACAGCACAGACCACAACTTACAACGGTGCCCAATGTCCAGATCGTCAAGACCGGAATCGAGTACCCCCTCAGCACCGGCCCGACAACCTTCACCGCTGAAGACCTCGCCAGCGCAGTCGCTGCACAGTCAGATCCAAGCGTACCTAGCCCAAGAATTTGGATTGGACACTCAGACGACAAACGCTTTCATGGCGAGCGCACTAGTGGCATACCTAGTGGAGAGCCTGCTGTCGGGAAAGTCACCGACATGCGGCTGGCCCAGGACGGGCATCTCATTGAAGGTGATCTAACGGGCGTACCGCAGTGGCTCGCAAACATCATGGGGAGCGCTTTCCCATCGAGGAGCATCGAAGGCCGCTTCAACGTCCAGACGCCGACTGGGAAGAAGCACAGGCTCGTCATCAATGGCTTAGCGCTGCTTGGTGTTACCTGGCCCGGCGTTATGACGCTCGACGACATCGCAACCCTTTACACCGAAGCCGGTCCCAAAGTCGAGGTGATTGAAGCTACGCCTGATCTACCTATTACAATCAAGCCGAAGGGTCAGCGCGCCGTCGTCGGCAAGATCAACGTCGATGATCTACGGCGCGCCTGGTATATGGCAAATAGGGCCGATCCTGATAAGCGTAATTGGTGGCTGCGCAGCATTTATGTCGAGCCCAATGAGCTTATCGTGGACGCCGACGACGGTGGCACACTGCTCCGTCAGAACTTCAGCATCGACGGCACCAAGGTGACGTTCGGTGCGCCGCAACGCATCAAGGTGCAATACGTCAATGCTAGCCATGGAGGTATCGAGGCCGAGCCTATCAACGAGAATCGTACTCACGTAGCAACGTTCAACCAGACCTCGCTCGATGTCAAGCTGGCACCGGGCATCAACGTCAAGCTAGGAGGATAACCCAAGTGCGGTTGCACTTTGAGGAAGGTGAGCGAGAACTGCTGACCGCCCGCCTTGGACTGGCCGATGACGCCGACGATACGGCGGTCGCTCAGGCTGTGGCGCAGTGGATGCAGGAGGAGCCGTCTGCTTCAGGCACGAGCACCGATGATGACGACACTAACGCGAGCAGCAACATCGACGACGTTAGCACCAACGACGGCGATGTGGTTATCGTGGACGTGTCCGAGTTCCGGCGGCTCCGTCAGAGGGATCGTGTGGCGGCTGAGGTCGAGGAAGCCACGCGTCGTCGTGACCGCGACGAGCTGATCGAGGAGGCCATCGCGGACGGGAAGTTCAGCCCGAGCCGCCGTGACCACTACAAGGCGCGCTACGACAGCGACCCGGAGGGCACTTCGACTCTGATCGCTCGCCTCACGCGCAACACGGTGCCGCTGGAAGCGCGCGGCGCTGACGTCCCGACCGATGAGGTCGATCAGGACACGTACCCGAAGGACTGGGTGCCGGAGGTCGCAGCCCGAGCCAAGCGCGGTGAGAGCCGCGTTCACGGGGAGGACTGACGATGGAAGCAATCGCCTATTACGATCCAGGCGCAGACATCACCTGCCAGCATGTCAGCGGGCAGGTTGGAGGCCGGTGCGTCGGTTGGCCGGCTAGCCGTCAGACGGGTGGCCCGTCTGGCATCAGCGACACGGGCCTCGGCGTCCTGGTCGTTGATAACCCGGCGGCTAACTCGCAGGTGTTCGGAGTTACCAGCCACGATGTGGCCGCGAACGGCTACGTCAACGTCATGCGGGCGCCGAAGGTGGTGCCCATCGAGTGCTCTGGAAATGTCGCCATCGGCGACTACGTGACGAGCGGCGCTGACGGACGTATCGCCAAGAGCACTACCGGCCAAGCTGCCGTCGGCCGCGCGCTGAGCGTGGGATCGACTGGCACCTTTGCCGCTATCCTGCTGTTCGCTGGCGGCGTGGCCGCACCGTAAGGAGGTGAGAGAGTTGTCAGTGATGGAAGCAACGTTCGACGAGATCATGGAACACGCCTACGCCGCAGGGCCGCGTGTCAGCTTCGAGCCAGAGTTCGTGGATCTGGGGAATGGCTACTTCGCTCTCGCCGCTGGGCCAGAGGTTCTGGCCTCGACGGTGCCCGCGCAGGTGGCGCATCCGCTGGGCCCGCCGACAATCAGCGGCACGAAGATCACTGTCGACACGATGTTGAAGCAGCCCGTCCGGATCACTCGCATGATCATGGATATGACGCTTCAGCGTTTCGTGGCCGACCG